AAACTTCATGAATGATGGCTGACTCGCTCTCAAGTCTGTGGCCACCAGAGTACAAAGGCAGACCAGTAACCTGGGTGATAATCCTCGCGGCGGCGGCTACGCTACCATCCCAGGTGGTAGTATTAATCTTATTATCAAAGCCGATGATGGTAGGGACGTTCTTCACTATCTTAAATACCACTACTGTGTGGTTATATCCGAGTTCGTCGCTACTATCTATCTCATAGAATGCAAAATGTCTCATGCTGCCTCCTTCTTTTTAACTGATACCGTGAGGCGGTGTGTGGTGCGCTCTGAAGTATGCTTCTTCAAGTAATACTCAGAGGGCTTAAGGTCGATAGCCAATGCCTTCCATGCTACTGGGTGGCTCACTACCAAGGTGGTCTTCACTGTGTGGTCGTGGCTGCGGAACACATCCTTCTTAGCGTCCTTGAAGATGGCCTCAAGCAGCTTGATTTGGTTATCTACTTCAGCCTTCTTAGCCCTAAGCTGAACCAGTGACTCTACCAATGCTTCCTCGGTAACTTCTTGAAATTGGTTTATGTTAACTATGCTCATGTTATTCTCCAAATACTTCGTTGCGTACTGCGATTTGATTAAAGATACCGAGGTGCTGTGTAAGATCTTCAACGTCGTCCTTAGTGATGCCAGAGTCTAGAAGGTCTTCACTGGTCCAGCGCTCCTCTGTGTTATCAGAATGCGTGGTGAACAGTGTGCCATCCTCCCAGAGGTCTAATTTAACTGCTTTGGTTTCTCGTATGAATTGACTCATGGTGTATCTCCAGTTAATTGTTTCGGCTATCTGAGCCTCATCAGTACAGCTCGCTGCTGTAGACAATTGTTAATTCTTAGCAGGTCGATCCTCCTCTTCTAATGGGTAGGGCCTGCCTCCTTTTGTCTGCGGAGAAGAGACCTGTTTTGCTGTTGGTCTTCAGTGTTGCTGTATTCATGTAACTGGACTCCCATTCTACAGACTATTGCCATGATGTCAACACCTGATGTGAAATTAATTCATTTATTTTAGATATGAGTATGTAGAAGGCTTAGGTAAGCCAATGTTGTGATTGAATTGATTTGCTATGGGGCAGACAGTTGCTAAGTGAGGATGAGATCAGGTATGCTTGTTCCTCAGCCCTAACTAATTAGAGCTGATTAATGTGAATGTAGTAGGCATAAAAATGCCAGCGACAAGGCTGGCATTTCTATTCAATCAACAAAGGAGTTCAAATGAAAGAAACCAATCAAACACATGAGGTATCAGTATGCCACAAGATATAGTAGAAAACAATACTCAAGCACCCACAGCAAGTGGTTTACCTGACTATTTCCACATCGTACCTATTGAAAGAACCAGTCATGTTAATAGTTCTGGTGAAACTATACTCGACTGGAAGGGTCCTAATCACTATGGGTGGCAGCAGGAGGAGACAGCGCAGCAGTACAATAGTGTCATATATGATGGGTGGAACGGTGGGATCTGTCATAAGCAGAGCGGCACCATGGCTTTTGATATAGATGACTATGACCGTACTGCTAAGCTGCTCAGGGAGGAGGGTATCAACCTGGCTGAGCTCATCACCCGGGGAGTGCAGATCCACAGTGGCCGACAGAACAGGGCCAAGCTACTCTACCGCCTGCCGCAACATACCATAGTACTCGGAGACTTTCCCCGGACATTTCAGTTTAAAGAGAACCAGGCGATGGTGTACGAACTCCGCTGTGTGAGCTCTAAGGGACTCACCATGCAGGATGTACTACCACCTTCTCTACACCCTAAAACCAAAAAACCGTACCAATGGGTGGGTGATCCCCACAACATACCTGTCATACCCCCTGAGCTATTGGCTTTATGGGAGAGGATGCAGCATGCGAGGTGTGAAAAGAATGGAGCTCATACAGGGACGCCAGACACCGCTGAAGAGAGAAGGAAGGTTACCGAGGCTCTGGCTAGGTTTAGCCCGGAATGTACGTGGGATGAGTGGATAGGTGTAGGTTTTGCCCTTCACAGCACCACATGGGCTGATGCATTTAACCTATGGCTTGACTGGTCTGCTACGGGGTCGAAGTTCTTGAATGCCTCAGCCTATGCCATGGAGCATGATTGGGATGGCTGGGATTACGCGGGGGGTGTCAACATTGGGAAACTCTACCGCCTCGCCATAGATTATTCCGGTACTGCTTCATGGATGTCTCCCCCAGCCATTAACTTATTCACAGCTGTAGACCAACCTGCAACCATAGACAATGATACACAGCAGGTGGTTACTGAGGACTGGACCATAATAGTGTCCCGGGCAGACCCTGAGATGGATGCCAATGTTGTAGAGCAATGGGTGGATTATATCGTATCAACAGCTACGAACCGTGCCGACTCCATGGATAAGCTCAAGGACGTCGCAGCTATTTCCAACCGGTACACTATCACCGAACTAAAGCCTATGCTCACAGCAGCTCGTAGACGCCGCATGGCCGCACATAATGCTGGGGGTGAGGTGATAGCATGGCTTCATGCCAACCCTGAGGGAGACAGACCGCTCACCACCATAGAGAACTTCCATATACTCTTGCATCACTATCAAATTAGAGTGCGGTATAACCAGATGACCAAGTCATTGGAGCTGGAGATACCTAACACTGAGTTCCACAGCGACACTGAAAAGAATAGTCAAATAATCCGTATGGAGTCATTTATGATACAACATGGTATGAACTCTAAGCAGGCTATCGGTTATTGTAACCTAACAGCACAGGATGAGCAGTATCACCCCTTCAGAGAGTACCTGGACGCAGCAGGCACCTGGGATGGAGTTGACCGCATACCTATGCTGGCGGATACACTCAAGGTGGCTGAGGATAAGGTCGTGCTCAGGGATACCCTGCTCCGCCGCTGGTTGGTGTCGGCATGCGCTGCTGCCCTGAGAGATACCACCCTGGATGCTGGAGATTCATCAGAGTCAGACCCCTCACCCCGCGGAGTGTTCACCCTACAGGGGGAGCAGTACATGGGTAAAACCAGATGGTTCAGGAATATCACCCCTAAAACCATGTTCAAAGAGGGGCTGCAGCTGGGCAATGATAAGGACACAGTGAAGCAAGCCACAAACTGCCTAATAGTGGAGATAGGTGAGGCAGATGTGTCCACCAAACAGGATGCCGGGCGGGTAAAAGCGTTCATCTCACGGGACTATGACGAGCTCAGAGTGCCTTGGGATAAGGCAGAGAGTAGGTGGCCTAGACGCACAGTTTTTGGTGGCTCAGTGAACCCGGCTAAGTTCCTGACTGACACGACAGGTAACAGCAGATGGTGGGTAGTTCCAGTACTGGATATCGACTTCATGATGATGTCCTTCATCGATATAAAGCAGCTCTGGTTACAGATAGAACAATTATGGCTGAGGGGTGAACCATACCTGCTGACTGATGAAGAGATGGCGATGCTCAATATCAGCAACAAGGCGTCACAAGAGGTGACTCACTTCGCCGAGTGGCTGAGTGATTGCTGGGACTTAGAAGCCAATAGTGACATCGACGTTAACTGGCTCACATCCAGTCAGGTTAAGGTGTTGGCCAAGACAGACGGCATACCACTACCTAACAGGGACACTTGCGCAATCGACCTAGAGGAGTACTTCGGACACTCATTTCAACATGGTCCGCAAAGACGACGTGTGTATAAGATGCCTGCTAGACGTGTGCAGGATGTAAATGTTGTGTAACATATGTGCACTGTTGCGCAACATAGGTGCAATGTTGTGTAGCAATTCTTGGACGCTAGACGTGTGCAGGATGTAAATGTTGCGCAACATTGCGCCTATGTTGCGCAACTATCACAGATGTTGTGTAGCAATTCTTGGACGCTAGATGATACTTATGCTCTATGTTCTGACTTATGTTCTACTTAAGTTGTTGTTTTTAATAGTGATAGAACATAAGAACATAAGTACATATATTTATATATACTCTGTTGTGTATTTGAGAGCAGTAGCATTATTGACTTGGAACTTAGGCTATATGGTTCTTATGCTCTTATGTTCTTCACATTGGTTTATGCCTTTAAACTCAATGACTTACGGATGAACATACTGCTTTACATGGCTATTTATGCTATGTTCAGGCGTTGCGCACTACACAACGTCATGATATGCTGACGGCTCGATTAACGGATGGAGATGTAAAAGATGATTGAGATAATTACTGGTAGCCCAGTTCCAAAGGAGTTCACATAGGTGGCTACACGTATCAACATATCGGTCCCTCAGGATGATGTGGCTATCATTGACGCATTCACAGCCCGATGTAAGCACGAGGGTAGAAGTCGCTCAGAAGCGATTATAGAGCTGATTAAGACCCATGCTAATATGGGCTCAATGACCAAGTGGCAGGAGGCTGTGGCTGAGGCTGCCAAAGATGAGCCGCTGCCTGACTTTTTACTTTAGGAGAGACACCATGAGAAAAGAACGAGAGATACAAACCCTGCAGCGTAATGTGCAGGATCTGAGCGACACGCTGCTGAACATAATTAATACCCTGAATGTAGTGATGGCCAACCAGAACAATATAAACAAGCGCCTCGGAGCACTTGAGAAGCTCACAGCCAGGCAGCAGACGCTCAAGGCTGTGCGTGGTATCAAAGAGTCTGAAGATGAGATACTGGGCGCTGGAGGTACAGGGTGATTAGACTTAACGCATTGTTTTGGTTATACTCCCAGCTATGAGCGCCATAACCCCAGAAGAATCCGCTGCCTCTAAAGCTAGACAGCAGCGACGATACCGAGACGCCCACGCACTTAAGCAGTACGAGGAGCGTGAGCATCTGCGTGGGGAGATACCCTCCCGCAAGATAGTCCAGATGAACAGTAAGATTATGGAGATACTGATCAAGGGCAACGAGGATGTGGTCACGCCTTCAGGCGAGATACTGGTTCAAGAGCTGGACAGTACCCGGGCTAACTGCCTCAAGGCAGCAGCAGACATTGGCTTCAAGTTCCTATCCAAGACAGTACCAGACCTCAAGCAGATTGAACTACGTGCCGACGTGTCAGAGGAAGCTCTGCCCCAAGCTATTACGTTCACTGTTGTCCGGGCTGGGGGTGAGGGTGATGACGACGACGATGATGATGACGACGACGACGACTTCAACATCCCTGGTGGCTCAGTATGATGGATCTTGTGCAGCCAGAGAAGCTACCGCAATGGATAACAGGGATACCCGACCCAATATACCCGGAGATACCTCAGCTGCAGCCTAAGCTATTGGATATCACCCTCATTGACGAGCTCACCCCGTTCCTTGACCCATATCGCTACAAAATAGCCTATGGCGGACGAGGTAGCTCGAAGTCGTGGGGCATTGCTCGCATGCTGATTGCCAGGGCATATGCCAAGCGGGAGAAGATACTCTGCTGTCGTGAGCTCCAGGGCTCCATTGAAGAATCAGTACACGCGCTGCTCGAGGATCAGATTTCCCGCATGGGTTTGACCTCTGCCTTTGAGATTCAGGCTAAGAAGATAACCTGCCTGACTACTGGCTCGGTCTTCCTGTTCGAGGGCATACACCACAACGTAACCAAGATTAAATCCATGGAGGGCGTCACGCTGGTCTGGGCTGAGGAAGCCGAGAAGATAAGCAAGACATCCTGGGACACACTCACACCAACCATACGTGCTGAAGACTCAGAGATATGGATATCATTCAATCCTGACGACGACCTCGATGAGACGTGGCTCAGGTTCGTTGAAGACCCACCACCAAGAACATACAGCGTCAGTATCAACTTTCACCAGAATCCCTGGTTTCCTGAGGTGCTGCGTGAAGAGATGATGACGTGTAAGCGCAAGAGCTATGACGACTATGAGCACATCTGGTTAGGCAAGCCACGCAGGGCTATGAAGGGCGCCTACTACTCGGAGCTGATGTCTGACGTCTGGGCTGAAGGCCGGGCGCTCAACCTGCCATATGATGATACGATGCCAGTGATAACAAGCTGGGATCTTGGTTGGGCTGACAGCACAGTCATATGGTTTGCCCAGGTATCACTCAGTGAGATAAGGATCATAAACTGCATAGAGTTCAAAGGTACCAGCCTCCCTGGGATGGTTAAGACCTTGAAGGAGATGCCATACCAATACAGCCAGCACATCTTGCCGCATGACGTCGCGATCCATGAGCTTGGCTCAGGCAAGAGTCGCAAAGAGGTGTTGTCAGGGTTGGGTATTCAGGCTACCATAGCACCCAAAAGCGTTAGTGTGATCGATGGCATCTACGCTGTTAAGTCGTTCTTACCTCGCTGTTACTTCGACAAGACGAAGTGTGAGTATGGGCTCAAGGCACTGAAGCGGTACCGAACTAAGTACAACGAGGACCGTAAGGTGTTCGATAACAAGCCTTTCCATGACTGGACCAGTGACTTCGCTGACGCCTTCAGGTATTTGGCTATAACCCCCCATGAGACTGGGTTCAGTAAGTGGGGAAGCGCGATAGACTATGGGACAGGGAGCAAGCACATATGAGACCGGAAGAACAATTGCAGATGGTAGAGCAGCAGCTGATGCTGATGCAGGAAGGTGGCGAGCAAGAGAGCGCACCAGATGAGCCAATGGATGAGAATGAGATCCTCGAGGTCATAGCCACTGAGATGAACCAGTCGGCTACAGGCACATTCAGTACTGAGATTGATGGTAACCGTGAGGAAGCACTGGAGTATTACCTTGGTAATCCCCGGGGCGATGAGCAAGAGGGACGGTCTCAGGTAATCAGTACCGACGTGGCTGATGCTATCGAATGGATTATGCCCCAGATTATTAAGGCGATGGTGGCCAAAGGCCCTGTCGTTGAGTTCGATGCTGTTAGTGCCGAAGATGAGATGCAGGCAGAGCTGGAGACTGAGTTTACCCATGATTGCTTCATGAAGGAGAACGAGGGCTTCCTGAACCTGTATGAGTACGTCAAAGATGCATTGATGCAGAAGAACGGTATCTTCAAGATTTACTACGATGAGACCGACAAGGTCAAGACTGAGCGCTATGATGGCTTGAACCAGCAAGAGCTGGAGATGCTCATGCAGCAGCCGAACGTCGAAGTAGTCGACATGGATGAGCAGGTCGATGAAGTGGCTATGCAGCAGCGAGAGCAGCAGCTTCAACAGATGCAGCAGCAGATGGTACAAGCTGGGCAGCAGATGCAACAGCCACCACCCATGCAGCCACAGCCAGGGCAGCCTCCTCAACCACCTCAACAAGGATCGCAACCACCATCGCCACAGCAGATGCAGCAGAAGATGCAGCAAGGCCAGCAGCAGATGCAACAACTGCAGCAGCAGCCCCCTGTTATGCGCTACTCTGTGACGGTCGAAGTAACCACGACACAAGGTAAGGTGCGAGTGGATTGTGTGGCACCTGAAGACTTCCGGGTTAACCAGCACCATGACTCGCTCAGCTTAGAAGAGGCGAGGTTCACAGCACACGTCAGACTTCGTACTAAGTCAGAGCTCATCGAAGAGGGGTTCGACCCTGAGGTCATCATGAACTCTGGTGATAACCTGGATAATACCTACGAGAAAGACCACAGGTTCTCGGCACAGGACGAGAGCGTATACTCTGACCCCAACTACTCAGATGATGAGAGCCAGACTCTGTTAGAAGTGGCTGAGTGTTACATGATGATTGACGTCGAGAAGACCGGTACTGCTAAGCTGATGCAGATTACAACTCTAGGGGGTGATGATCCGACAGACATATTGGATATGCAGCCCTGTGAAGAGAACCCCTTCGTCTCCAGTACCTGTATCATCATGAGCCATAAGTTCTTTGGCTTATCGATTCATGACAGATTGAGGCAGCTGCAGGACATGAAGACCAGTCTATGGCGTAACATCATGGACAACCTGTACTTGCAGAACAACCGCGAGAAGGAAGTGGTTGAGGATCAAGTGAACTTAGATGATTTACTGGTTTCACGTCCTGGTGGTGTTAAGCGAGTGAAGCAGCCGGGCATGATACGTGAGCTACAAGTTCAGCCTATCGGCCAGGAAGGATATCAGATGCTGGATTACATGGATCAGGTTCGTACTGGTCGTGTAGGAGTTTCTCCAGATACTGCAGGCAATGTTGATGCGCTTGGCACAGCTGTAGGCTCTGAGGGTGTAGCACAATTGCTGTCAGCCAAGGAAGAGCTAACTGGTTTGATGGTTCGTGTCATCGCGGAGACAGGCATGAAGCCTGCCTATCTGAAGATACGCGACCTATTAATCCGCTACAAGGACAGCACAACGGCCTTTAAGTTCCGTGGTGAGTGGTCTCAGGTTAACCCGAGTCAATGGGGCGAGCGATCCAGAACCACCATTAAAGTGGGTACTGGCACTGGTGATGACCAGCGTAAGGTTGGAGCAATCCAGCAGGTTATAGCCTACCAGTCTCAGGCTCTACAGACTCCGGACAATACCCTGGTGTTTGCCCCTCAGATATACGAGGCGATGGATGAGTTCTGTCGTGTCTCAGGCCTGAAGTCAGCAGCACCATACTTCCTTGACCCAGCGGGCAGAGAGGGTAAAGGTAAGGAAGCTGAGCACAAGCAGAAGCAGGATGAAGCCTCTAAGAAGCAGGACCAACTCAACCGGGCAATGGCTAAGGCCAATGAGCAACTGGGTCAGGCTGAGATGATGAAGGGTCAAGCGGCGCTGCAGTCACAGCAAGCCAAGGTTCAGATCGAGCAGGGCAAGATGCAGATGGATGGCATGAAGCAGCAGTCAGACAACCAAGTAGCGGCCATGAAGCAGCAGCTTGATGAAGCTAAGACTCAACTGGCCGCCATAAAGGACAGCCAGAAACTTGGTTTTGACTACGCTAAGCTCGAGCAGGATGAGGCACTGACGCTTACAGAGTTGGAGCTGAAGTACAACCTCGAAGAAGAGAAGATGGAAGAGCAGCATGATGTTAACCAGCAGCAGGCGCAGCAGTCTGGTGCAGAACTAGAGGCCAAGACAGATGCCAAGAACGAGAAGAAGTAAGTACGCACCTGGATTTGGGGAGGCTTCTGGTGGTGCTGCGGTAGAAGGTCTAGCAGATGTGGCAGCCACCATGGGTTCCTCTATGATGGTCGAGCCTGCCGCAGGGTTGACAGGGCTAGGTATGGGGCTGTATGACTTGGCTCGAGGAGGAG